GTCGGTAATACAAAGGCCATTATCAATGATTATTTCAATGATGGTCTTATCTGGATCATGAACAAGAAGACCCACACGGACCTGCTCATCAACAGCATGGACAAGAATCTCAACGCTTCGATCGTCGCGGGCATCGGCGGCACGATGCCGGTCATCGGCGGCGAGATCATCGAGCTTCCGTTCATCCCGGACGGAAATATCATTTGCGGCTATGGCTCGGCTTATCTGCTCGCAGAGCGTGCCGGCACAAAGCTCGGGCAGTCTGAACATTACAAATTTGTCGAAGACCAGACCATCTTCAAAGGCACAGCTCGCTACGACGGCGCGCCGGTTATTGCCGAGGCATTTGCGGTCATGTCCATTACGACGACAGCACCGACCACATCCGGAATTACATTCGCGGCTGATGCGGCAAATACACCGGCTCCGGCATCCAGCAGCTCTAGCAGCGAGAGTTAAATGACGATCGTCACCGATAAGGAGGCAGAGAATGGACAATTTTGAATTACTCCCACTTGTGCGCGCCGACCTGGAACAGCCCGCGCACGCAGTCGATGATTTTCTTGTCCACCTTATCGGTGTGGCACAGGAAAAGATTGGCGAATATGGGATCCAGCTCGATGATGCGAACATGGGCGACACTGGCATTGTAGTAATGTATGCGGCATGGCTCTACCGGAAGCGCAAGGCGTCAACCCCGGAAGAGTCCGCCATGCCGCGCATGCTCCAATTTGCGATGCACAACAGGCTGATGGCGCAGAAGGGTAAGGTGACGGAGCCATGATGGATGCGGGAGAAGTTAAATTTTATACCGTGTCGGATATCTCCGAGGCCGGCAGCATGCCTGCCCCGAGGCTCGTACCCTGTCAGTATGACGGAGCGGACGGCATGCTTTTTGAAGAGCGGCGGATCAGCTTCTCCCGTCAGTATGCGGCGATGGGCGTTGATCAGCAGATCGACAGGATTATCCGCATATGGCGCACTCCTGTCCGAATCGGCGAGTTCGTCATCATAGATGATGCGGAGCAGTATCGGATTGACAACGTGCAGCCGACCACTGACGATGATGGACTGCTGGTCACCGACCTGACGCTCCGCAGATTGGAGGACAACTATGAGATCGCTCAACTCACGACTTAGAGAATTCGGCGACAGGCTCGCAGAGATAACTCCAAGAGTCTACCACTACAAACGGCCGGACCGGAAAAAGCCACCCTATATCATGTGGATGGAGAACGGAGAGGACGACTCACTTATTGTCGATAATCACAAGGAAGAGCAGGCCATCTCCGGAACAGTTGACTTGTATACGCTCAACGAGTATGACCCTGCGGTTGACGGAATCCAGAACATGCTCAACGAGAACGCTAAGTCATGGAAGCTCATCCTCGTACAGTACGAGGAGGCCACAAACCTTATCCATCATCATTGGGAATGGGTGATCCTGTGAAATTCACAATCAAGGCTTCTGCCGATCTTGACCCGTGGATCTATCGCCTGCAGCAGATGGGCGAGAACGCAGAGGAGATGATGGGGCGCTCGATCTACGAAGGCGCAAAGATCGTCACCGACCAGATCCGGGCGGGAATCGAGGGGATTCCGGTAGCCACATATCGAGACAAACAAATCTATTCCAATGGCGAGGCAGTCGGGAAAAAGACCGGGCTTACAGCTGCGCAGAAACAGGGGTTGCTCGACGGGCTCGGCATCGCAGCCATGCGTAACGACGGCGGCTTTCTCAACGTAAAGGTCGGCATGGACGGCTACAACAGTGTGGTTACGCAGAACTGGCCGTCCGGCCAGCCGAACGCAATGATAATCAGATCTCTCGAGGCCGGCACGTCATTCATGGCGGCATATCCGGTCATCGGTCCGGCGGTCCGTTCCACACGAGGCGCGGCCATGGAAAAAATGAAACAACAATTTGACGAGGAGACTCGCAAAGTGATGGGCTTGTAAACCCACGAAAGGAGAAACACTATGGCAAATGGCAGAGTAGTGACGGGCTTTTCGAAGCCCTACATCGCAGACTATGCTTTTACAAACAATGCTATTTCATACAGCAACTGTATGCCGCTCGCCCGCGGCGTCAACGTTGATATTTCTATCGACGACGCGGAGACATCCGGCTTTTATGCGGACGACCAGCTCGCGGAGAGTGATGACGGCGTCTTTACCTCCGGGACATTCACACTTACGGTTGACGGCCTGAAGCCGAACGCAGAGAAGTCCATCCAGGGGCTGCCGACAGCAGACAGCGACGGCTTTATCAACTACAACGATGATCAGAACAAGGGATACAAGGGCGTCGGTTATCTCACGCGCTACCAGGAAGACGGTGCGGTCACATGGGTGCCGACGATCATCGTAAAGGGCATGTTCAACCAGCTCGGCCGCACAGCGGACACGCAGGAAGCCAACAAAGAATATCAGACACAGCAGCTTTCCGGCCGTATCCATCGCGGCGACGACGCAAAGCACACATGGCTCAGGGTTTCCGAGACCGCATACGAGACCGCGGCAGCGGCTGAAGCGGCTCTTGTCGCGGCTCTCGGCGGCACGGCAAGCCAGAGTTCGAATTCAACAACGTAAGGATCTGATCACATCAGGAGGTGCATGCCATGATTAAAATCAACGGACGCGAGTACGGACTTTTTTACAGTGTCGGCGCACACTGTAAATTTGACGACTACATTGTCGCTCATCAGGATTTATCCTACACGCGCGGCATCATTCAGAAGGCTATTATCATGAGCGAGGCGTATGCCCAGCTCCACGGCGGCGAGATTCTGAAGTCCTCGGACGTCCTGGGACTTCCGAACAAAGTATTTGCAGAGCTGAAGGCGGCGGTCGAAAAGCAGGAGCGCATTGACTCCGGCCTTGAGATAGAGGTCGAGGCATCGGAAAAAAACCCGACAAGCGGCGACAGGTAAAATTAACGAGGGCATGGTTCATCTTTTACGGGCGCATGCTCCACATGGATAAGCAGGAAGTCATGAATACTCGCTACGGCGAAATGTTGGACATGATTTCCTGCTTTTCTATTTATCGGGGAGCCGCGAAGCAGGCACGAAAGAGAAAGAAACTAACATACGACGAAATTATTAAGTTGAGGTGATTTTATGGCGGCTGTAAATATAGGTCCGCGGATCGGCATTGAAGGCGAAGCTGAATACCGCCGACAGATGCAGAACATCATACAGCAGACAAAGACCTATCAGTCTGCCGTAAAAGAGGCGGAATCCGCCCTTGGAAAGAATGCAAGCGCACAGGATAAGGCAGCGAGCAAAGCCAAGGCGCTGACAAAAGCCATTGAGGCACAGAGACAGCAGGTCGAATACTGCCAGGCCATGCTCAACGCTTCAAAAGAAAAATACGGCGAGAACGCGACCCAGACCCTCAAGTGGGAGCAGGCACTGCACAAGGCGAATACTGAACTCAACAAGATGAATCAGGAACTTGCACAGACCAACCCGCTCAAGGCATGGGGTGAGGATGTGGTCGCTGCCGGCAAGAAAATCGAGGAGACCGGGCAGAAGATCTCATCCGCCGGACAGACCATGACACGGTATGTCACTGCTCCTATCGTTGGCGGTGCTGCGGCAGCGGTCAAGGCATCCATCGACTATGAGAGCGCATTCACGGGCGTCATGAAGACAGTGGATGAGACTGCAACGACGACTTACGATGATATCTCCAATGCTATTAAGGAGATGTCGACAAGGACCGCCAGCTCTAAAGAAGAGATCGCAGGGGTCGCGGAAGCAGCCGGCCAGCTTGGCGTTGATGCTGATCATCTGACAAAATTCACCGAGGTCATGATCCAGCTCGGCGATACGACTAACCTGAGCGCAGACGCTGCGGCGATTTCACTGGCGAAATTCTCCAACATCACCGGCGACAGTCTGGATGATGTGGACAGGCTCGGAGCGTCAATCGTTGACCTCGGAAATAATTTTGCAACGGATGAGGCGTCAATCGTCTCCATGGCGACACGTCTGGCATCTGCCGGAACGATTGCGGGATTGTCCTCAACGGATATCCTGGCACTGGCTGCATCAATGTCTTCTGTCGGCATCGAGGCAGAGGCTGGCGGCACTGCCATGTCACAGACCTTAACCAAGATCGGTGCGAAAGTCTCGGATTTCCGCGACGGGACGGAAGATGCGCTTGACACACTGGCGACCACGTCTGGCATGAGTGCTGAGCAGTTTGCAGCTACGTGGGAAGCGAACCCGATCGAAGCGATCCAGACGTTTATTACCGGACTCGATAAGGCTAACGAATCTGGTGAAAATGTAAATGCTATCCTGGATGACCTTGGCATGACCGGCATCAGGCAGAGCAATATGTTAAAAGCCATGGCGCTGGCATCCGGCAACATGAGCAAGGCGATTGACGTAAGCTCGACGGCATATAAGAAGAACACAGCCCTTGTCAATGAGGCAAACAAACGGTACCAGACGACCGCGGCAAAGCTTAGCCAGGTCAAGGAGAAAGCCTCGAACGTCGGCATAGAGTTTGGTAACGTCATGCTCCCTGTAGTCGAGAAGGCGATTGACAAGGCGGGCGCATTTGCCGATAAGCTGATGACCATGTCAGACGGCGAGAAGGCCGCGGTCATCCAGACGGCGGCGCTTGCGGCAGCAGTCGGTCCCGTGCTCGTGGCTACAGGAAAGACCATCACGGCAGTCGGACAGATCACACAGGTCGTCGGCAAGGCTGCGATAAAGATCGGTGAGATCCAGACGGCAATGGAGGCGGCAGGCGGCGCGGGCGAGTTCTTCGCGGCAGGTCTCGGCTCCACAGCAGGAACAGTGACGCTCGTTGCGGCCCCGCTTGCGATCCTGGCTAAAGTGTTTTATGACGCGGGCAAGGAAGCGCGGCAGGCGACAGCGGAGCAGACGGCATTTGCACAGAAATGCAGCGAGGTTGCCGAAGCGGCGAACGCGGCAGCGGCTGAGGTCGAAGGCGTAGGATCCGGCATCGAACAGAATGCGGCGAGCTTCCAGACAGCGGGCGCGGATGTGGCATATTTCCGCGACATGCTCAACGACTGCTATGATTCCGAAGGAAATCTCAAAGAGGGAATGGTGGCGACAGCCGAATACGCCCTCAATCAGCTCAACCAGGCGATGGGCACAGACTACAGCACGGAGTTTATCTCCCAGGCTGAAGACTCCAAAGCCGCGCTCGAGGAAATCAACGGAGCGATTGAACAGAATATCGCCATGCTCAAAAAGCAGGCGCTTTCGCAAGCGTTCCAGAGCGACTATACGGCGGCGCTCAAAGCCCAGACAACGGCACACAGCGCACTGACCGATGCGGAAAAAGTCTATACGGATGCCGTACAAAGGCAGAAGGACGCGCAGAAGGAAGTCATTGATGCCATGAAAGCCAAGAACGCGACCACGGCGGAAGGCATCGAACGACAGCAGAAGGCGACGACCGCTTTTAACGAAGCCAACGAAGCGCTCAAACAGTCGGGCGAGGCCTACAAGACAGCGGCGGGCGCGGCAGCGGAGGCGGACACGCAGGTCTCTGGTCTTGATGAGACCATGAAGCTCCTGGCTGATGGCACACCGGAAGGCATCGAGAAGGCTGCAGAGGCTTACGGGAATATTGGCACCAATGCGACAAAGGCAGGCGAAGAGGCATCCGCGGCCGCGGAGAAGATCGTCACATCGGCTCAGGATGCGGCAGACAGAGCTGCACAGAAAGCCCAGGATTCTTTTGACAGGAACAAGTTCACTGGTCATGTAGACAAGGTCGACGGCGGTGACGCGGCTGCAAAGGCATCACACTCGAAAATGAACACGACCATATCGAAGCCGATGCAGGGCAAGGTTGACAAGGTCAACGGAGGAAACACGGCGGCGACTTCCGCAAAGTCCGGAATGAATACCATTATCAAGGCTCCAATGCAAGGCAGGGTCAATCAGGTCACAGGCGGACCGTCTGCGGCGAGTGCGGCAAAAGGCCAGATGAGCCCGATTATCGCAAGCCCGATGGCGGGACGTGTCGGAAGCGTCACAAATGCAGTCTCGGCGGCAAGCTCGGCGCACGCACAGGCGCAGAGCTATTTCTCGAACAACCCATTCAGGGCAACGATTAACATTGTTCAGAATGTGCAGAGAGTCGTAAGCGAAATTGTACAGAAACTTCCCGGCCATGCGGAAGGTGGATTTGTTAACCAGGAACAGCTCTCATGGCTGGCTGAAGGTAACAAGCCCGAGGTTGTCATTCCCCTCGATTCCAGCAAACGCAAGCGCGCGATAGATCTGTACAAAAGGACCGGAGCGTATCTGGCGACAGACACGGCTTTCCTTCCGTCTCTCGGCGGAGGGAGCGGAAGCGTCTCCTACGGCGGCATAAACGTAACAATCAACGCGGCGGAAGGACAGAGCGAGCAGGTGATCGCGGACCTTGTTATCGACCGCATACAAACAGATCTTGGAAGGAGGGCGGTCTATGGGTAACGTGATTTTCGATGGTCACGACCTGAGAGATTACGGTATCGGTCTCTCTGGTGGCGGAACATGGGCTGCACCCTCCCGCAATGTAAAAAAAGCGACTATCCCAGGCCGGCACGGCGAGCTCATCATTGATGAGGGTGAGTTCGCGAACGTTTCTATCACCTATCCAGCATGGATCGCGCGCGGCTTTGAGTACAAGTTCGAAAAGTTTCAGAGAATGATGGCGAACCATACCGATAAGTATTACCGGCTCGAGGACACTTACCATCCTGACTACTACCGCATGGCAAGGGCGGAAGGTGGCATCATTCCAGAGACCGGAACGCTGAACCGCTCAGGCAAGTTCGATATCGTCTTCGACTGCCGCCCGGAAAAATGGATCAAGTCTGCGGCGATTCCGTTCACGATCAGCGGGACGGTTGAGATCTTCAACCCGACTCCATATGAGGCGAAACCGCTTATCACCTTATCAAGATCAACGAGAATGTCTATTCAAAACAGTAACGGGACGTCAGCACTGAATTACTCGGCCCACATGGCAGCTGTCTATGATGCGGAGGTCGACGAGCTAATGATAAACGACACTTACGCGAATGAATACGGAAGGCGGAGCGGAGCTATCTCGCTTATGCCCGGCAACAACGTCATCGAGACAAACGCAGAGATTGAACTTACTCCGAGGTTTTACGTGATATGATTCCGATTCTATACCCGCCAAACGAAAAAAATATCTCTACGAACGGTCTTGGACTCGGTAAGCTCACCGGACTCACGGAATGCACCGCCACGGAAGAACGAAACGGAGCATATGAGCTCGATGCGACCATTGTCAACTCGTCACCGCACTACGAGCATGTCGCAGAAGGCGCGCTCATGATGGCGACACATGACGACGGCGGCGACATGCAGCCGTTTCGTATTGACAATGTTAAGCGGGGCGTCAAGAATACAAAGATCCACGCCGTGCACGATGCGGTCTTTCAGCTTTCCGGGCTTCCCGTGAGTCCGCCGATGAGCGGGAGCTTCACGATTCCGGAAGCCATGCAGATGCTGACGGATCTTGCAAGTACATGGGGGACGTCTTATCCGGCAGCGGGTAAACTTGATTTTTCTACGGACTTTACAACAACGGTCAGCATAAACAAGCCCGCTTTTCGGTATGCCAGAAAGTGCCTCGGTGGTCAGGAAAATTCTCTCATCGACCTCCTGGGTGGCGGCGAGCTGAAATACGACATGTATAGTGTGTCGCTTCTCAAAAAGCGGGGTGTCAATACTGGAGTGCGAATCACATACGGGAAGAACCTCGAGGACATCAACGGCGATACATCTATGGGCGAATGTTATACTGGCGCGTTTTACTACTATCAGAACACTAACGGCATATTGTACGGCATGCAGTATGATTTCGATTTGAAAAATACCGTAAACGCATATATGCCGAAAATCATGGAAGTTGATATAACATCCGAGTTCCAGAGTGAACCGACGCAGGCAGCATTTGAGGCAATGGCGGCTCAGAAATATGCGGCATTTGCAAATAAAGAGCCCTGGAAAAATATTTACAACAACGTATCCATCTCGTGGTATGAACTATCAAAACTCAGCGAGTACAGCCACCTGCCTCAGCGTTCAGTCAAGCTGTGTGACTATGTGCACGTATACTACCCGCCCTTCGGCCTTGACAGCGATGTCGAGGTCGTCAAGACAAAATGGAACGTGCTCCGGGACCGATATGAAACACTGGAGCTCGGAACGCAGAAGAAATCGCTGTACTCATCACTAACGAAGCTCATCAACAATACGACAAGGAGGACATAAATGCGCCAGTACACAATTAATATCGTGCCAGAGGCGAGCCTTGACCCGACCGTCCGCATCGCCCAGTATGATAAGAACTACCCGATTTATTTCACAATTCTGAACGGCGAGGAGGAAGCAGATCTCTCCGGAGTCGAGGCGTTTTTTTCGCTCTCCAAGCCGGACGACACGAAGGTCACTGCAGAGTGCATCATCGCAGACGGAAAAGTCATCGTGTATGTAACTCCGCAGATGAGCGTTGCTGCAGGCACTGGAACGGCGACCATCACGCTGCTGCGCGGGACACGGAGGGAGAGCACGAGTTCTTTCGATTTCGTCATTGACGCGGCTGCAATCCAGGACGATATAGTTTCGACCAGTGAGTATGCGTATTATGAGGCGCTCCTCGATCGCATGCAGACCGCGGCGGAAACTGCGGACAATGCCAAGACAGATGCAGTGAACGCCAAGACGGCTGCGGCTCAGTCTGCGACCAATGCCGCAGCAAGTGCAGCGCAGGCGAGAGAAATCGCAGTAGGTGACATCCTGGCATTTTTCCCGATCGGCACAATCCTCCAGAGTGTGTCAAGTATCAATCCGTCACTCTATCTTGGCGGGACATGGGCGCCGCTCGAAGGTAAGTTCCTGCTGGCGGCGGACACCGACCACGAGGCAGGGACGACCGGCGGAGAAGAAGACACAACGCTGACCCTGTACAATTTACCAGACCATACACACGGCCTCGATTATGACCGTATGGGCGTTGAGGATGCAAGCTCTCAATCGTATGGCTTTGAATATAAAACTGTGCGAAGATCAACACCGCAGACAATAAGTACGGAAGGCGTGTCAAGAAATGGCCCCATAGGTCAGCCGTTTACGAACATGCCGCCTTATCTCGCCGTTTACATGTGGCAGCGGACAGCATAAAGGAGAACAATCATGAGCACAAAAAGAATCAACGTCACGACCATCCTTCCGCCGAGTGCGCTTTTTATCGGTTACGTAGCGGAGAACGGAGTGACGAATGTTGAATTTGACGTCTCGGTGTGGGTGGAGATGTACGGATCCGGAACGGCGACACTCATCATGAAGCGGTGGGGCGATGCCAATCCATATCCCATTGCTCTTGAGGTCGATAATGAGGGGCTTGCGACGTGGACGATCTCCGCGACAGATACGGCGAAGACAGGCTTTGCATATGCGCAGCTCAGATATGAGGCGGGGACAAAGGTCAAGAAATCTCCTATCTACACACTGAAAATTGGAAAGTCCCTCGGGTCACCGGCCGAGGCCCCTGACCAGTACGAAGACTGGATCGATGCCCTTACGCACCTTGCAGCGCAGGCGATGGCGGAAGCCCTCGATCTTGAGGACATTCCGACGGATAAGACTCTCAAGATTGATGGCGCAGTCGCTGACGCTAAGGCAGCCGGCGACGCCCTGGCCTTAAAGGCTGACAAGTCGACGACATACACGAAGACCGAGGTCGACCAGATGATCGAGGACGTCGAGGTCGAGACGGACACGACTCTCGCGATCTCCGGAGCCCCGGCCGACGCGAAGAAGGTCGGCGACGAGCTCAGTGATATAAAGGCTGATTTAGATGCCATTGGAGACACCGTTGACACTAATATAATACATCTTATGGATGTATGTATTAACGCTTTTCTACCAAAAAGTTCGGATTATTTAAC